GAGGGCTGCCGCCAAGAAGTGACCTGATAAAGTTTAACGCGCCCATGTTGGTGTTACCCCCGCTGTAGCTGTAGTGGCCGGTGCGCTAGGCGCTGGAGCCGCTTGTGGCATAGGGGTAGCCGCCGGAGCAACTGCCGTGGTGTCACCTGCAATAAACTCTTTGGAGTCAGGGGTCAATACGGTCTTGATCTTGTTCTTGTCCGCATAACCGTTATTGCCTTTCTCAATGCCCACCTTGAAACAGATTTGCATGCCATTCAGCATATGAACGCCATTAACGCTGCCGCGCTTCTGTGCAGCTTCTGATGAGTCATCTTTCATGGCGATAGAGAAGTGGCTGTCAACCATGCGCTTAATGGTTTCAAGACCAATACGCTTGGCTACAGAAAAGCCGTTTTCATCTAACTTGGCACCATCGACAAAGATGTTCTGCCAAACCTTACGCTTATCGTAAGAGCCGCCAACGATAGTCAATTCGATAGGCATCCACTTTGCGCCGCTCTGCGACGACTTAAAGTAGGTGCCACCACCAAATTCAGGCAGTTCCATATCACCACCTTCAAGTTTGATAAACGCACGAACAACGGTGCCATCAGGAATCAATTCAAAATCCCTTGGGCCGTTATCCGAATACGAAACGTTATTAAGATCAAGCATGGTCAGTTTTCTCCTTGTGCAACTGTGACCGTGGATGGATCGACAAACTGCATGCCTTCTGGGCGAGGCCCGGACATTTTTTCAAACAGTTTGCCAAGGTGGGGTTCTTCAATAGCATCAAGCCTACCGCTACGATCCTTTGCTGGATAGCCCCATTGATTTAAAGTGTGACAGACAAAGGCACGAAACATATTGCCCTCGTCTGACGTAAGCGTGGCCATCGTAAGAACTTCATCAACAATGCCGGGAAGTTCGCGACCTGTCTTTGAGCCTTCGATTTGCAGATCGTATGTCTGCCTGCCGTAATCATCAGTCTTCTCATCCAGAATGCCAACAAAGATGACATTCTTATTACGGATGTGCTGAAGGTGAGTCAGCCAAGCCATCATCTCACGACCTTGAGCGCCATACACTGCACGAGTGTCCAGCTTTCCGGTGCGATCTGACCGCGCTTCTGGCTGATTCTGATTGTGCGTGAAGCACAGCCGCCCTGCTACTGTGATACTATCAATGAAGATAGTATCGTACTTTTGCAGCACGGCTTCTGGATCACCATACATCTGACACACATACTCATAGTGAGCCATGCTGTACGGAGAATCGTCACTTAAAGCGGGGTTCCCGCCACCGAGGAAGCATGCAAAGTCACGGCACTCTTGCCAAGTGCGCGGTCTAATGACATCGACTTCACAGCCCTCAATGGCGGCATCACCGGCTTCCAAATCCATGAACAAAGTCTTGTCCATGTCCAAGGTACGCACCAGTGATGTTTTCCCCACACCAGACTTACCCGCGACCACAATTTTGTGGCCGCGCTTTTCGGCAAGTCTCTCTGCGGCGGAAATAATCTGCATCATGTTTTATCCCTTCTCTTGGATATCAACGGATACACCTTGCGGCAGAACAGTCCGCGCCTCAGAAAGAAGCGCCTTGATCTCCGGCGGTGCATTTTGGAATTTGGCTTCGGCAATCGAATACTTAATCGTAGCGTAATGCCGAGCCGCGTCAGGATCCATCCGGTCAAGAATATTGGCCAGAGCCTCCTGATCCCATTCGATACGCTTACGGAAATCTAAGGTGATCTTGTGTTCACCAGACGTAACCGTAGTCGAGCCAAAGTCTTTACCCTGCTGGGCAAGATTTTGCATCGCCGGTTCCGTAAACATATCTTCAAGGGTGTTTTTCACAATCTTCAGTTGTGCCTGAAGGCTTGCGATTTGTGATTTCAGATCGTCGTGATGCTCCTTGAGCGACGACAAATCATTCCACATAGGCATATCTGCGGCGTTCATTTGAACCCTCCTGTTGTTAAGGTCGTCAAACCTCCATCAACATAGGGTAGCAATCATCGCCTGTCAACCGCCTTTTTAGAAAGATACAAATCTATTTGATAAACTGCTTTCATCAATTTCTTTTTTAGTTTGAAATCAGCGGTTTCAAAACCTTTGGCGTCTTCAACTATTTCTTTTGCAGAGCCATCGTCATCAATTAGCTTGTATCTAAAGTCCGCTATGTATCGACAAATCTTCTCGTCATTGACGACAATCTCGTATTTTACTTGTCTCTCTAAGTCTCTTACAAGCCCACCACGTTCCATAGCTTTTAACTCACCCCAACGCTGCGCTTCCCATTTAGAGTCAAAAGTAATGCCATCGACAGTGGTCTTTTTCGCGCCGTACTTGTTCTTGCGTCTGTATGGATACATGGTAATATGTGGGCTGTTTTGGTTATCTTTGGGAGATTGTGATGAAACAGGCAAAGCAAGTCAAGTCAGTAGGTGTCGATATAGACACATACAACAAACTCAGAGCCATGTCGAAAGAGGAGCATAGAACCATAGGCTTACAGATTGCCAAGTTGGTCAAAGACGCATACGATAAAGATTATGGCAGCAATGTGGCCAGCATGGGGATCGGTTCAGCCAAAAGGGGGTAACAATGCCCTACGAATGGATGCTTATTCTTATCACGGCGGTAGCGCCCACAGAGTATAATGTGGCCGCGCTATCGCCTTTCGAAAGCTTAGACGAATGCTATCGGCAGTCAGTGTACATAGATGCTGACATCCAACGCGCCGACAATCAGGAAATGATGTGTATTAAGCTTGATCCTGTAAAGCTCTCATACGGGCCACAAGACGCTTCGCACGATTGGTGACCTGATCATACCAGCGGCTGTCTACCATCTCGTCAGCAGCCCTGTTCCAATCTCTAGCATCTACACCAGCCTTCATGCCCTTGAACTTGGAGAGGCGCGGTCTGCCCATATTGAACATCATATTTGCAATGATCAATTGTGCTTCTTCTGGCAGATCGTCAAAATCTGGATACAGAACCTGACATTCATCTAGCGTCGAGGCGATATCTAATGAAAACACCTGACGCACACGTTCTTCATCGACGGGCGTACCAACGGGTTGACCGTACTCTGGATCACCCTCTACCACGAGATGTCCAATCCCATATGTAGGTAGGCCGAGGTGGTCTAAATAAATTTCAAACTTGCAGCCTTCATCTTCTGCAAGCTCTTCACGGAGCTTATCTTTGTTCATTAGAGTAATCCTGCTGTTGCACCACGAATGCCAAGAGCCTGTGCCACCGCCGGGTTGTTTGTAGCCATCTGGCGGATGTTTGCACCGGGCGTTGCGTTAGTCGTAATCGACGGAACCGGTACATTTGTTCCGGTTGCTGGAGATACGGGCTGATTTACATTTACCGCAGATATCCCAGAGGCAGGGGCCGGAGTAGGGGTGTTAAGGCTCTCTATGGCAAATTTAATCTGTTCTTCTGTTGTTTCCGCCCCCTCTTGCAAAAGCTGAGTTGGGGTTTGTGCAAGTGCAGAACCAATGATTCGACCGAGACTTGCAGCCCTTTCTTTTGGAGAGATGCCCTTTTTCAGATTTTGATAATCTCGTGAAACTCTTTTGTATATCGGAGCGGAGCTTAAAACTTTCCCTGTAAAGGCCAATCTAAATATTGTTCCAATATTTTCTAAAGGACTAGCCGCAATATTAGCAGCAATAAGATCACCACCTTCAACCGTTCTAGCATTGAATTCAAGAACCTTGCCAAATTTAGTCATATTGTCACCCATCTCTTTTCCAAAGATGGCTTGCAACTTTCCTCCTTCAGATGCCTTAACCATGGCTGTAGCGAATCTTTTAAGAGCATCGCCTCTAATCATTATATCAGAGCCAAAATCTTGCAAAAGATTTTGCATGTAAAATGCTTTTACTTGTTCCTTCTGAGCATCATCTAAAACATTCATAATTCCTCTAATATTTGACGAACTAGCTCCGGGTCTGGCTATCAAACCTGCTGCTTGAATTGTAGCATCAGGGCTGTTGTTCGCTATTTGCGTGAAAATACTGTTGTCTTTTAGCTTAAGAGTTTCTTTTTGAGCATTAGCAAGATTACGCATCGCGTTGACTAATGCGTCTGGCGCTCTGTTGCCTTGCAATGCAGACAAAGCTTTCTCAACATCAGCGTTTGCAGTCCCTCTTGGAATAGTTGTCAAACGAATTTGATTGGCCAAGCCTTTAACTTCGTCAAGACTGTCGCCAAAAAGAACCTTACCAGTAGCGCCTAAGTCATCAATCGCTGCTGAGAAGGAAGACCCGTTAAATGCTAGATCATCTCCTTTTGCGCCTGTCTTACTAATTGCACTTCTAAGATATTCACCCGCTAGTCTTCTTCTTAAATCTTCGGCAGCATCCGCACCCGCATTCTTGCTTACAACGTTTAGCGTTCTCTTCAGGGCTTGTGGCTGACCAGTTTTGATAAGGGCTTTTACGAAATCGACATTCGGAGGAATGTTGCCAGACCTTACCGCATCCATAAGATTTCTAACGCCTGTAGCCACTTCCATACTGTCAATGGCATCCATACCTTGACGGAAGAACTTCCTTGCTTTTGGCAATTCAGCGGCAGCTTGCGTAAGAAGCGCCATGTCATCTGAACTGATGGCTTTCCCAGCCCTCAATGTAGCAGCTTCCAAAGCCGCAGGAGTCATAAGATTATCGACTAACTGAAGAGCATCTTTCAGCAGTTCTCCGCCACCTTGCCCTTGGAAAGAGAAAGAATTATCGAAAATCTGTCTACGCAAATTGTATATCTGACTGAAAGATGCGTTTTTAGGAAGTCCTTCAAATCCTTGTATAATAGCTCTCGCTGCCAACGCTTCAGATGTTGGAGATGGAGATAGCCCAGCGGCTTGTATGGCCGCTCCATACTCGTCTTTCAGGTTTTTGGCTTGAGCTTTTAGAAGGGAGGTATCTAAAATTTTATTACTGCCAGCAGCTTTTCCGACAACAGAGTCTATAGCCGCATATTTAGTGGCTGACATATCGTCAAAGTTTTTAAGGGCTGTTGCTAAAGAAGAAAATACAGCTTCATTTAAATTTTCATCTTTTGTGGCAGCAGCGCCCATGTCCACAGCAATAGAGTCAAACGTGTTAATGATAGACTCTTTTGCCTCTCTCTCCGCGTTCTTTAACGCTGCGTTTTTAGAAGCAATTGATGCAATAAGCGCTCTACCCGCCTCTTCATCCGTTGCTTGCCCAACAGGAACGCCTATTTGAGCCTTGTATCCATTAATTGTGCGCATCATTGAATCATAATTGTCTTTAAGCATCTTACTGCCGCCAAGAGCTTTTTGACCAATTTTTTGCTGACGAGCGAGGATAGGGTTTCCTCCAATGATCCCTATGTTTGGCTTTATACCAAACTCATCTATAGACTGCCCAGCTAAGATTAAATCTTCTTCTGGAAGGGCCGCCCCCTTCGTACCCTTAAAGTACGGAGCAACAATCTTAATAGCTCCTCCAATAGCTAGTTCTGAGCCAGCACCAATTAGGAAATTTACTCCAGCATCTTTGGCAATTTCTTCAGCAGTTTGTGCAGACATCCCAGCAAGAGCTTCAACGCCTTCTTCTGCAAGTCCCGCGCCAGCCGTTCCAAGGCCAGCACCGAGGACTCCACCAATGAACGTTCCTATACCGGGGAAAATAGCCGTTCCAA